TCGGCCAGCGTCCGACGGCGGAAAAGGTGCGCCTCGAGAAGATGTACATCAAGGAGAAAATCAACCAGTCGGAGCGCGTGCAGCTGTTCCTCGACAACGGCGGCGACCAGAACAGCATCACGCGCTTTGTATTCGATGATGTCGCACGCCTCTGCGAGTCGGTGAAGACGCGCACGGAGGTCATGAAGTGCGAAGCCATCCAGACTGGCAAGGTGACGGTCAAAGAGAACAACGTCGCGCTCGAAGTCGATTACAAAGTGCCCGCATCGAACAAGGGCACGCTCGACTTCACGAAGACGGCGGACATCCTCTCAGAGCTCCAGGCGCTCTGCGACAAGGCGGCGGATGCCGGCCAGAAGATCACGACGGTCGTCACGACGTCGAAGGTCATGCTCGCGCTCCGTCAGAACGCGGCTGTCCAGAAGGCCGTGCTCGGCGTGAACGGCGAGGGCGTGTTCCTCTCGAACGCGCAGCTGACGAGCCTCATGCAAGCGCAGTTTGGCTTCAACCTCCGCGTCTATGATGAGCGCTATCGCTATGAGACGGCGAAGGGCGCACTCGCGACGAAGCGCTATATCGACGAGGACAAGTTCATCGGCATTTCGACGCTCCCGAACGGCACGGCTGGCGTCGGCCTCTGGGGCGCAACGCCGGAAGAGCTCCAGGCCGGCCCGTACACGGCGAAGAACGCGACGCAGTTCATCACGGCCGTGCGCTGGGCAGAGCCCGACCCGGTCGCTGTCTGGACGAAGGCGGCGGGCGTGTTCATCCCGGCGCTCCCGAATCCAAGCGGCATCTTCATCAACACGGTGACGCTGGCATAAGGAGGATGCGGCATGGACGTCAAGACGCTCAAGATGCTCCTTGGCATCGACGGGGATGATACGTCGAAGGATGCGCTCCTGACGTTCACGCTCGCAAATGTCGAGGAGATCATCAAGAATTATTGCCATGTGAGGCGCGTGCCGGACGGCCTTTCCCATACGGCGCTGCGCATGGCAGTCGATTTGTACCGCAACGAAGGTTTTGGAGGCTCGGATGCAGGAAGCGGCAAGGCGACGAGCATCAAGGAAGGGGATTCGCAGGTGAATTTCGGCGCGACGTATGACGACGGATTCGCGGCGAGTCTCTTGAAGACCTACGAGCTGCAGCTCCGCCGCTATCGGAGGCTCGCAGGCTATGGGAACTGAATCCATGACGAATGCCGCGCGCCGCGCGATGGAGCAGATGTACATCGACACGTGCACGATTTCAGAAAGCACGAAATCCGTGGACAAGACGACGCACGTCACGCGCCTCGCATGGCAGGTGCTGGCAGAGGACGAGCCGTGCCGCATCTCGTTCTTGTCGTTCCCATCGAACGGCAAGACGGATTCCGCCGACACGATGACGCAGGCTGTGAAGGTGTTCCTGCGGCCTGACATCGTCGTGCCTCCAGGCTGCCGCATCGCCGTCACGCGCAACGGGCAGATAGTGAACTATCGCCGGAGCGGCCCTGTCGCGATCTACCCGACGCATCAGGAAATCGAGCTCGTGCGCGAGGAGGAGCATCCATGAGCAGGAACGCGCTCCTGGACTTCAAGCGGAAGATCGACCAGATGGCTTCCGCACAGGAGATGCAGGAGCTCTACGAGTCGTGCTGCAAGGAGCTCGCCGCACGTTTCCTCCGAAAGGTGATGAAGCGCACGCCCGTCGGAAAGGGCTCGTTCGAAGTCGAGCGCGATAACGCAGGCGGCGTGAAAACGTACCAGAAGGGCAAGCGGAAAGGCCAAGTGAAGTTGAAACGCATCACGAACGGCGGCACGCTGCGGCGCGGATGGACGGCGAAGACGTACCAGGAAGCAAAAGGCGGAACGTCGCTGGACGTGACATCTGCAGCAGAATCCTTGCGCGTGGCACGGAAAGGGCGGTTTTACGAAATCACCATCACGAACGTCGTGCCGTATGCGTCATTCGTCGAGCTTGGCCACAGGCAAGAGCCCGGACGTTTCGTCCCTGTGCTTGGTAAGCGGTTGAAGAACGGCTGGGTGGAAGGGCAGTTCATGATGAAGATTTCGGCGGAAGAGCTGGCGCGCGAAGCGCCGGACATCCTCCGCAAGCGGTTCAAAGCGTGGCTGGAGGCGAAACTGGACACATGATACAGGGCATCAAGCAAGGCATCTTGGACAAGCTGTATACGCTCTACGGCGACGAAAAGTCGTACCTCTATGATGAGCAGGAGCAGGGCTTCATGCCAGGCAGCTTCTGGGTCATTGAGACCAGCGGCGCACAGGAACAAGTGGTAGGTCAGAGATACCTGCGGACGGAACACATCGATGTCCGCTACTACGGCACGGAGGCGGGCGGCACGGCGGAGCTCCACGGCATCGCCGATGCGCTCACCGACGCGCTGGAGTATGTGACGGATGACGAAGGGCTCGTGCGCGGGGAGAACATGAACTACCAGATCGAGGACGGCGTGCTGCATTTCTTTGTCGACTATCGCGTGCATCTCTGGAAGCAGAAGGAACGCGTGCCATACATGGAAACGCTCGAGCAGGTCCAGCATTTGAAGGAAGGTTGAAACAATGGCAGAAGCAACGAAGGCGAAGGCCGCGCCGACGTATCCCATGGATGCGCTCGCGGCATCGAAACGTTTCGCCGATCGCCGGGACGCCGTGATCGTGGCGCTCGACCCGACGAAGCAGTACACGCTTGACGAGGCGGAGAAGGTCATCGGCGCATGGCTCGCACAGCCTGTCAAGGAAGAAGTCAATGGAGGTGGCAAGTAATGGCACTCGGCGGCGGCATCTGGATGTTCCAGAACAAGAAGATTCCAGGCACGTACATCAATTTCGTGTCGAAGGTGCGCGCTTCGGTCAGCATCGCGGACCGCGGCTACGGCACGATGGCGCTCCCGCTCGATTGGGGGCCGGTCGGCGAGGTCTTCGCCGTGACGGCGGAAGATTTCCAAGAGAGCTCGATGAAGTATTTCGGCTACGATTACACGAGCGACAAGCTTAAAGGCTTGCGCGACCTGTTCCTCAACCTCAAGACCGGCTACTTCTATCGCCTCGACAATGGCAGCGTGAAGGCGACGAGCTCGCTCGCGAAGGCGAAATATCCGGGCGTGCGCGGCAACGATATCACGGTCGCCATCATCGCGGACGTCGATGACACGGACACGTTCGACGTCATGACTTACATGGACGTCGACGGCACGAAGACGGTCGTCGACCAGCAGAAGAAGGTCACGTCGTGGGATGACGTCAAAGACAACGACTACGTCGATTGGGTGCGCACGGCAGAGTTCGCCGCAACGGCGGGCGATGCGCTGAAAGGCGGAACGAACGGCGAGGCCGTTACGGGCGTACAGTATCAGGCGTATCTCGATGCCATCGAGCCGTACTATTTCAACTGCATGGGGTATCCAGGCACAGACGAGAAAATCCAGTCGCTCCTCGTGCAGGCGTGCAAGCGCCTGCGCGACAACGTCGGCAGCAAGTACCAGCTCGTGCTTTACAACGCGAAGAACGTCGACTACGAAGGCGTCATCAACTTGAAGAACGCGGTCACGGATGACGGCGAGAGCCCGGCCTCGGCAGTCTACTGGCTGACGGGCGCGGAGGCATCGTGCGCTGTGAATGCGTCGTGCACGAACAAGACGTATGATGGCGAATACACGATCAATACGGGCTACAAGCAGTCAGAGCTCGAGAAGGCTGTCTCGGATGGCATGCTGATGTTCCACTCCGTGACTGACCCGACGAACGGCGACGTCACGGGCAAGGTGAAAATCCTCACGGACATCAACAGCTTCACGGAGTTCACGAAGCAGAAGAACGAGGACTTCTCGCTCAACCAGGTCATCCGCGTGCTCGACCAGATCGCGACGGACATCTCCGGCCTATTCAACCGCACGTACCTCGGCAAGGAGCAGAACGACGAGGAAGGCCGCCTCGCACTCTGGGGCGACATCGTCGAACTCCACAAGAACTACCAGCGCGTCCGTGCCATCCAGAATTTCAAGGCGGAGGACGTGCCTGTGCCGAAACAGGGTGACACGAAGACAGCGGTCATCGAAGAGTACGAAGTGCAGCCGACGTGCTGCATGGAGAAGCTCTATCTCAAAGTCGTCGTGGCTTAAGGAAGGAGGAACTAGAATATGGCAGAAATCAATGCAATCCGCACGATGGAGGCGCGGGACGTCCTTTCCGCGAAGCTGGCGACGGCGACGGTCACGGTGGACGGCAACCGTTACCTGTTGTTCCAGGCGAAGAACATCGAGGCGAAATTCACGAAATCGAAGAAGGAAGTGCCGATTCTCGGCCGCATCATGCGCGGCAACAAGGCGAACGGCGGCTCCGGCACGGGCAAGCTGACGATTTACCACAACACGGCGCTGTTCGACGATATGATGAAGACATACAAGGACGATGCCTCGGACTTGTATTTCGACCTACAGATCACAAACTACGACCCGACGTCGCGCGCGGGCGCGAACACCATCATCCTGCACGGCTGCAACCTCGACGACCTCGTCATCGCGTCGTTCGACGCGGACGGTGATTGGCTGGAGCAGGAAATCAACTTCACGTTCGAGGATTGGGAGACGCCGCAGAAGTTCACCCAGCTCGACGGTATGCAGTAATCGGAGGTAGAAGCACATGGCAGATAGTCTGAAAGCATTCTTCGCGGAGAGCGCGCTCAAAGCGGATGAAGTGGAATATGTCGCGTCGAAGCGTTTCCTAGACGGCGACCGCAAGCCCATCGCATGGAAAATCAAGCCCATCACGCAGGAGGAGGAAGAATCCCTCCTGAATCAGGCGAAGAAGAAGGAATACGTCCCTGGCACGCGCGACGTGAAGGTCTCGACGGACAATAATCTTTTTGTCCGCCTGCTCATCACGTCGTGTGTCACGTTCCCGAACCTCGATGACGCGGCGCTCCAGGACAGCTACGGCGCGGTCGGCGCGCAAGACCTCATCCAGAAGATGCTGACACCTGGCGAATACGCCGACCTCGCGAACATGGTGCAGCAGGTATGCGGATTCGAAGTCGGCATGGATGACAAGATGAAACGCGTAAAAAACTGATTGACGGGACCGACGGCAAGGGCAAGGACGCGGATTTCTTCGCCATCATGGCGTACCTCGCCCTCGTCGAGTTCCATATCCTTCCACACGAGCTCTTTTCCATGACGGAGAATGAATTGGCATTCGTCTTCGCGTGCATCCGCATCCACGGCAAGCGCAAGAAAGAGGAGCTCGACAAAATCAAAAAACCATGAGAAGAAGTGAGGAAAGGGGGTATGGCGCATGGCGACAATCACGCAAGTGCTCAATCTGTCGGACGGTGTGAGCGGCCCGCTTGCCAAAATCTCGACGATGGCGTCGAATGCGGCGGGGAAGGTCGAAACGCTCTCTGAGCGATTGATTGGCGTCCGTACGAGCGGGAATGCGGCCGCAAGCGCGGCGACTGGTGTCCGCGGAATCGGTACGGCGGCCGGCGTGGCCGCTACGGAAGTCGAAGCGGCCGGTGCACGGGCAACGGGCGTCTTCAGCGCGATGCAGACGCGAGCGGCTGGTATGGTTGCTTCCATCAAGGCGCAGGCCATGAGTCTTGCAGGGATGTTCACGGCATTCTTCGCCATGGACACGCTGTCCGGCATGATGAGCAAGGCCATGACAGCGGCAGGCGCACTCGCTGGTGCAGAACTCAAGTTGAAAGTCATCATGCAACAGCGCGCGGGCGCGACAATGGAGGACATCGATGCTGTCAAGCAGCTCATCGGTGCACAGCAGAGCCTCGGCGTGATTTCTCGTGCGACGCAGACAGCCGGCGCGCAGCAGCTCGCGACGTTCATCAATCAGAAGGACAGCCTGCTTTCCCTCATCCCGGCGCTGAACAATATGCTCGCCCAGCAGAAAGGCACGAACGCGACATCAGAAGATGCGATTGCCGTCGCAAACATGATGGGGCGTGCTCTCATGGGCAATGTCGGCGCGCTCACGCGCTGCGGTGTCACGCTCACGGAAGAGCAGGAGAATATGATCAAGTACGGCAACGAACAACAGCGCGTTGCCGCACTCGCGCAGGCCGTCACGGACAATGTCGGCAACATGAACGCCGAAATCGGCAAGACGAAAGTCGGGCAAGCCGCGCAGGCGATGAACCAGGTGAACGACGTGCTCGCGGAAGTCGGCCGCAATGTCAATGGCGTCATGGGAGACTTGAAAATTGCGAGCGCCGGCCTGCAAGTTGGTACGATTCGCTTGTTCGGCGACGTGCTCATCTTTGCGGCGAACGCTGCGAAGTTCCTGCTGACGAACGCGCAAGCGGCATTCGGCACAATCAGTTCGGTCGTCTCGTCAAACCTCAGCATCATCCTGCCGATTCTCGGGACGATTATCGCGGAGCTCGCCGTTATGAATGCTGGTGCTGTCGCGGCCGCGCTCAGTTCAGTATGGGCATCCGTGACAGCATCCGCGGGCGCTATCGCCCATGCGGCCGCAAGCGCCATTGAGACGGCGGCCATCATCGCGCTCACGTTCGCGCAAGAAGGGCTGAATGCGGCGATTAAGCTATGCCCGATGACGTGGATTATCGGAGCGATTGTCGCGCTCATCGGCGTCGTGTTCCTCGCAATTGCCATCTTCAATAAGTTCGCAGGAACGAGCATCAGCGTCGTCGGCATCATCTTCGGCGCGTTCGCTTGGCTTTGGACTGCTATCATCAACGTCTTGAAATTCGTTGCAAATATGTTCATCGCTCTTGCGAATTTCATCGGCGGCGTGTTCCACGATCCCGCCGTGGCGATTGCCAATCTGTTCGCTGACATCTGGAATGGTGTCGTTGATTTGGTGGCTGATGCCGTCAACAGCATCATCGATATGATCAACCAGATTCCGGGCATGGACAGCGTCATCGGGAAAATCGGTCATGTCAGTGGCCATGTCGAGCATCGCGTATATGCCGACGGTTATCAAGGTGTGCGGAAAGCATTCGAGTATAACGATTTCTCGAATGATACGGCATGGGCATATAACCAAGGGAAGGCGCTCCAAGACGGCATCGGCGATTTCTTTGGCGGCGCTTTGGACAAGATGCTGAAAGTGCCGGAGCTCCCCGGGACGGAGGAAGGCGCAGGCAACAACACGCCTCCGGTGCTCGACGCTACGAACTTTCCGATGGGGGGCGATGGCGGCAACGTCGGCAAAATCAAGGACAACACGGACAAGATCGCCGACGGCGTCCAGCAGATGAACGAGAAGTACGACATGACGGAGGAAGAGATGCGCGAGCTCCGCGACCTCGCGCTCCAGACGACGATTTCGAGCTGGCAGGACAATCACAAGATTGACATCCACATCGACCAGACGAACCAAGTCGCGTCCGACGTCGACATCGACGGCATGACGAGTGACATCATCGACGGTCTCCGAAACGCCATCGACACACATCCGGAAGGGTTGGTGATGACCTGATGTACTACATGTATCTTGGAAGCACACAGATCCCGATTCCGCCGCCGACGCTCAAGACGAAGATCGGGAGCAGGAACAAGACCTATGAGCTTTTGGAGACGGGCGAGGTAAACGTCATCCGCGCGCCGAAGCTCACGGAGGTTTCGTTCCGCTTCATGCTCCCGAACACGGATTATCCGTTTTCGCAACAGCGCTCCGGCGGGCTCGGCGGCTCGCTCCTCTCTGCGCTCATGGGTTCGAGCAACGGCCTCGCGCCTGACCTCATCGCCGCGCTCAAGGAGCTCAAGGAGAGCGGCGAGCCGACGCGCTTCATCGTCGTGCGCATGAAGCAGAATGGCGGCTTCATCAACATGATGAATCTCAAAGTCACGCTCGAAGACTACAGCATCGAGGAAGATGCGGACGAAGGCTACGATATGTATGCGAACGTCACGCTCAAGCGCTATGTCGATTTCGGCACGAAGCGCTTGCAGGTGCAGACGGACGCGAGCGGCAAGAAGACGGCGACGGCGGTCAGCGACCGACCGACGACCGGCCATGCGATTTACGCGAAGAACGGCATCCTCGGCAAGACCGTAAAAGGTGATACGCTCGCGCAATTCGCGAAGCGCGCGCTCGGCAAGGCAATGTACTGGCCACAGCTCGCGAATTTCAACAAGATTGTCATTCCTGCGGTGATGAAGACGGGAACCTCCATCAAGATGCCGTCCGACTTCACGCATGGCGTCGGCGGTGGCTTTGGCGGTGGCATCGCAAAGGCGAGCAAGGCAGGAAGCATCTTGTCGATTCCTGGAGCAAAGACCTACTGATGGCAGACGAAACGACAACCAGCACGAGCACAACCGCCACAAATATGAGTAGCACGGCGACCGTCGTGCATGCAGAGCTCGCGCCATTCCATCCTGTCTACCAGCTCGTCATCCGCAACAATCACGCGAATGAGGAAAACACGGGGCAGAGCGGCTCGAAGGAGCAGACAACGACGGAGCAATCCGGCACGTCGTCAGAGACGGCGAGCGACGCGCAGGACAGCTATTTCCTCGTAGACCCCATCGGAGACGTCACATTGTCCCGCGAGCGGAAAATCGCGCCGTCGAAGCTCACGTTCAAAGCATTCGCTGACGGCCTCGATGTAAAGGAAGGAAACGCTGTCGAGTTCAGCGTGAACGGCACGAAAGTGTTCAAGGGATTCCTGTTCGAAATCCGGCGCGGCGAGGATGGCGTGAATGATTATACGTGTTACGACCAGCTGCGCTACCTCAAGAATAAGGATTGTATCGTCTATCGCCAGAAGACGGCGGCAGACGTGTTGAAGCAGATTTGCGAAGAATACGGCCTCGAGGCGGGCGACATCGCAAACACGCAGTACAAGATCCCGCTTCGCATCGAGGACAACAAGACGCTCGCGGACATCTTGCAGCACGCGCTCGACGAGACGCTCGTCCATACGGCGGATCATGCGTACTACACGCTCTACGATGATGCAGGAAAAGTCATGCTCCAGCCGATGGACAAGATGAAGCTCGACGACTACGTTGATGCGTCGCAGGTCAAAGGCTATACCTACACGACCTCCATCGACAAGGACACCTACGACATTGTGAAAGTCGTGCGCGAAGCGCCAGGCGAGCAGGGCAAGAAGCTCGTCCGTACGGGACTCGTCGTCGATGAAGACCACATCAAGGAATGGGGGCGCTTGCAGTATCTCCTGCGGCCGGACAACAAGCAGGTGAACGCGATGGATCGCGCGAAGCGGCTCATCATGATGAAGAACCGCAAGTCGCGCGACATCAAGCTCACGGGCGTGCTCGGCGACATCCGCGTGCGCGGCGGGAGCCTCCTTTACGTCGATATGCGCTTCGCCGACCAAAGCCTCAAGAATTACTTCCTCGTGGACAGCGTCACGCATCATTTCGCCGAGGGGCTGCACACGATGGACGTCACGCTCTTCTACAACGAGAAGCCGGGCAAGTACACGGTCAAGGAAGACAACGACCGTGCCGTGCTCCAGAAAATCAAGGAAGAGGAAGAGCGGCAGAAACAAGGACGAAAATCGACGAAGACAGGCAACGCCGCGACCGATCCGACAGGACTGCCGTCCGGCAGCACTTACATCGACACGGGACGTCCGGGTATCGACGGCGCAATTGCGCGTGCCAGCGTGAAGTACAACGTCTCGCAGGAAACGCTCCACAAGATGGTCATGCGCGAGAGCGGATACGACGGCTCGGCGGTATCGAGCGACGGCGCACATTTCGGCTGCATGCAGATCTCGCAGGACGTTGCCGACCAATACGGATGCTCGGACGTGTTCGACTACGAGCAGAACATCGACGCAGGCGCACACTACTACAGCGACCTCCTCCAGCAGGCAGGCGGCGACGAGCGCACGGCGCTCGCCATGTACAACGGCGGCCCAGGCAACCCGAACTACTCCTATGCCGACAGCGTGCTCAGCACGGCGGTCGAAGGAAGCTACACGACCATCGTCGCGAAGTCGTATTACCAGTACAACGGCAACGGCTACGGCGGCGTCGATCCCGAGCAGGTGCAGACGGGCTTTGATGCGGTCGGCGGCGATTATCCAGGCGGCGGTTACATCAGCCCGTATGGCGAGAATGGATGCGTCGATGTCGCGCTCAAGGCGGATGCATATGCGAACGCCGATTGCGCGGAGCTCGCACGCACGGGCGTTTCTGACGTGCCGTCCATGTGCCAGAAGATGGAAGAGCGCGGCTATACCGTGTCGCCGTATGACGGCAACGTCGCGAAAGGCGACTTGCTCATTTATGGTAACTACGACCATGTCACGATCGCGGATGCGGAAGGAGGTTGTTTCGGCAATTCGTCGAGCCTCGGCTATCCGAACCATTACGACAATCTCGCGAATGCATGGCGCACGAACACGTATCCAAATTATGTCATCCATCTCGACAAGAGCTGACGAAAGGAGTGGCACATGGGAAACAGCAACCAGTATGGGAAGCTCGTAAGCCTCATCCAAGAAATCTGCAGCAACAGTATGGATGCGGCCAGCCTTTCCGACGTCGTCATCGGCGAGGTGACGAGCGAAAGCCCGCTCACGATTCGTCTGGAGCGCGGGCTCGAAATCCCGTCCGAAGCGATTCTCTTGACGAAGAACACGTGCCTATGGAGCGTCGATATGACCGTCGCGCATCACACCGACCCTGCGGCCGGCGGCAGCGGCTACGCAGAGTACGCATCCCATGTGCACGGCTATTCTGGGACGAAGACCTACCTCGTCCACAACGAGCTCAAGACGGGAGACAAGGTGTTTCTTTTGCGTATCAGCGGCGGGCAGCAGTTCATCGCGCTCGACCGTTGCTACAATCCTGACAGGGGGTGCGCAGGGTGAGCGATTCGCTTTTGCCGGAAGCCTCCGGCGAAGTTTTCCCAGAGTACGGGACAGCCTCGGACGTTTCGAAGACGTTCCACATTGCTTATGAGCGCGAGAACCAGTTTGCTGGCACGATTGACGAGCTCGAGGCGATGAAGCAGGCCGTCTACAAGATCATCAACACGGAGCGTTACACCTACCTCATATATTCGTGGAACTATGGCATCGAGCTTGCCGACTTGTTCGGAAAGCCGATGCCATACGTTTATGCGGAGCTCCCGCGCCGCATCGAGGAAGCGCTCCTGTGGGATGACCGCATCCTCGCCGTGGACGACTTCGACATCACGTACAACAAGCGCGGCGACGTGCTCGCGAAGTTCACGGTGCATACGATTTACGGCGACATCGAAGCCGAGAAGGTGGTGAATGCAAGTGTATGAATCCATGACAGCCGACAACCTCGAACAACGGATGCTGACGCGCGTCGACCCGTCGCTCGACAAGCGCGAGGGATCCATCATCTACGACGCGACGGCGCCAGCCGCGATGGAGCTCGCAGAAGCGTATATCATGGCGCGCGTTATCCTGAAGGAAGCGTTCATCACAACGGCTGACCGCGCGTTCCTCATGCTGCGCGCGGCAGAGTATTCCATTTACCCGACCGACCCGACAACGGCAGAAGTTCTCGGACAGTTCAACCAAGATGTCGCGCTCGGCAGCCGCTTCACGTATCCTGCGACAGGATTCGTCTATGCCGTGAAATCGCAGGTCGATGCGACAGTGCACACCTATCGCCTCGTCTGCGAGACCGCTGGAGCGGCAGGGAACGATTGCATCGGCGACATCCTGCCCGTCACGAGCATCGACGGCCTCACGTCGGCAAAAATCATCGAGCTCATCACGCCTGGCGAGGACGAGGAAGACACGGAAGTTTTCCGTGCCCGCGTCATCCGCGAGCTTAATTCCAAGGCGTTCGGCGGCAATGGCGACGACTACAAGGAAAAAGTGCTCGCCATCGACGGCATCGGCGGCGTAAAGGTCTATCGCTGCTGGAACGGCGGCGGGACGGTGAAGCTCGTCATTTTGAACAGCGAATACAACACGGCGAGCACGGAACTCGTCGCGGACGTGCAGAAAAAGATGGACCCGCCGCCGCAGGGGAAGGGCTACGGCCTCGCGCCCATCGGCCATACCGTGACCGTCGTGTCCGCGACCGCCGTCGCCATCAACGTCGAAGCGGAACTGCTCGTCAAGACGGGCTATACGATCGACGACGTGCTGACGAAGGCGAAAGAGAACATCGGGAGCTATCTGCAGACGCGCAGAAAAGCATGGACGGACGAAAGCGACAGGGAGAACCTCGTCATCCGCACGGCCTACATCCTCGACGCGCTGCTCAACACGCCACTCGTCGAGGACGTCACGAACGTCACGGCGAATGGTGCGGCAGACCACTTGGCGCTCGCCTCGGATGAAGTGCCGATCCTCGGCACGGTCACGCTGAAGGCGGTGAGCGCATGAGCGAGGACAGGATCGAAGGCATCGAGCGCACAATTAACATGCGGCGCTACATGACGCCGGTCGGCTGCGACAACAGCGACATACAGAACGTCATGGATACGGAGACCGTCGAGTTCCAAGAGCTCTGGGACGCTCTCTGCGATTGCTTCAACAACATTTTCGTGAAGTACATGACGGGATACGGCCTGACGAAATGGGAAAGCATCTACCAGCTGCACGTCCGCGCGACGGACACCATCGAAGATCGAAGGAGGCGCGTGCTCGCCGCCTTCATGGGGACGCGGCCGTATACGCTGAAAAAATTCCGCGAGATGCTCGATACCGTCTACGGGGAAGGCGCGGTCATCCCCGTCATCGATGGCGACAAGTATCTCTGTACGTTCCATTTGGAAGGAGTCAAGACCAGCCAGCTCGACGAGCTGACGGATTTCATCGAAGAAATCCTGCCGAAGAACCTGGGCTTTTTGTACGCTTACACCGTCGAATCCGAGAACACGCTGCGCTTCGCCATCCCAACGGAGCAGACCGACACCATCGCCATCTACCCCGGCACGGACATCAGCCTCGCGCTCAATGGCGCGGAGCACGTCGGCGCTGCGTACCTCCTGTCCATCGGGCAGGACATCACAACAGGCGCGTTCGACGGCGGCGGCATCCGCGCGATCGAGTACGTGCACGCCGTCGTGACGGAATCCGCAGACACCTATGACATCTACCCCGAGGAGGCGGTATAAATGGCAGAGTGGGGAGCATTCCACCTCACGAAACAAGGCACGGCGCTCGTCGCTGCTGCGCACAACGGCAGGCAGTTGAGTTTGTCTGCCATCGTGCTCGGCAGTGGCGAGCTCGCGGACGGGAAGGACACCTACACGCTCACGTCGCTTGTCAAGCAAGAGCAGGGGTTTTACATCCGCGACGTCGCGGACAACGGCGATGGCACATTCACCGTCACGGCCCGCATCAACAATAACGGCCTCGCGGCGGGCTACCGTATCCGCGAGTGCGGCATCATTGCGGAGACCTACAGCTACGATGACGAAGGGCAGCAGATCATGAAGGAAACGCTGTTCGGAACAGCGCAGGCGACAGAGCCCGACTATATGCCGCCGCCGACCGCCGCGACCATGGTGGACTCCGAGATGCGCATCACCATCGTCATCTCGTCCGACGCGAACGTCACGGCGACCATTGACTACGACGCGTATGCGACCATCAAGTATTCGGACGCGCAAGATTCCGAGTGGTATGAAAAAGCCGTCGCGCTGGCGAAAACCATGGTGAAGAAAGTCCTCAATGGCCTCGACCTCATGCCCGTCGGCACGATCCTAGCCTTCAGCGGCGACCTGTCAAAGATTCCGAACGGCTGGCACATCTGCGACGGCACGGACGGCACGCCGAACCTCGTTGGCAGATTCCTCGAAGGCGTCACGAGCGGCGCGGGGACGCTGAAAGCGGCTGGACTGCCGAACATCAAAGGAACGTTCGACGGAAACATCAATGATGGTTCAAGCGGGAAAACAGGTGCATTCTACTTTACTGGAACTAGATACAATGGCGCAGATGGAAGCGGCGGTAGCGGTGGCTTGATAGGCTTTGACGCATCGCGTTCATCGAAAGTTTACGGCAACAGTACGACCGTCCAGCCAGCTTCCTACACCGTCTACTACATCATCAAGCAGAAGAACGTCACCATCGAGATCTGAGAAAGGAGCACATAACGCATGAGCAAATGGAGCGCATGGAAATTCACGGACGCCGGCAAGGTCGTCCAGACGAAAGTCGAAGCGGGGAGCACGCTGACATTCACGAAGCTCGTCCTCGGCGACGGCTACGCCGACAGCGTCGACGACTACAAGGAAAAGACAGCCCTCGTCGAGCCGAAGATCACCTGCAGCATCGAGAGCGTCACCGTGCAGGACAACAAGTTCGCGCGCATCAAGGCCGTCTTCACGAACGTGGAACTGACGGAGGCTGTCGCCATCCGCGAGGCCGGCCTCTACGCGAAAGATCCGGACACCGGCGAGGATACACTCTTCGCTGTCGCCATCGACGAAGCGGCCGACACGATCCCGGCGAAAGGCACGGCGGCCGTCGTCACGAAAGAATTTAATTTCTACATCATGGTCGGCGATGCGGAAAACGTCACGGCAACGATCGACCCGTCCGTGCTCGTCACGAAAGAGACCTTCGCCGCGCACACCGAAAGCCTCACGGCCCACGCAAGCCTCCTCGGTAGCATCTTCCGCCAGCCCAGCACGGCGTATGCCGTCGGAGACGTGGTCTACGTCAAAGGCGCTGGAGCGAAGTACCGC